ATGGCTTGGTCTCTGGGCGGCGAGGACGACACTCAGATCAACGCACAAGAAGTCGGCAAGGTCATGCAGGGTGTGTCTTTGATTGACCCTGAGACTATCGTAACACCAACAAGAATCTGGCTGTAAAATAACATGAAACCTCTTTCCGAACCTAAAGCAAAGCAGATAGTCGGTGTTGCAGGACGTAATACCTCTGACGGACAGGTACGTGCAGATGAATTCCTTACGGAACTCAAAGGTCGGAAGGCTATTAACAAGTTTCGTGAGATGCGTGATAACGATAGTACCATTGGTGCAGTTATGTACGCTACGGAACAGGTTCTCAGGGATGTACCTTATGAGGTTCGTCCTGCTGATAACAGTGATGCTGCAAGGAATGAGGCTGAGTTTGTAAAGCAAGTTCTGGACGATATGGAGCACTCTCTTGATGACCATATCTCTGAAGCACTCTCATTTCTATCCTACGGGTTCGCTACTTTTGAGGTTGTATATAAGCGCCGAGTAAGCCCTTACAGTAAGAACCCTACCAAGCACTCCAAGTTTACTGATGGCCGTATTGGTGTCCGTAAGATTGCTTCTCGTGCTCAGTGGACCATTAACAAGTTTGATGTAGATCAGGTCAGTGGAGACCTCCTTGGTGTTTACCAAGATGTAGGCTTTATTGGCAGGCATTACATCCCTAGTAACAAACTAATCCACTACAAGACTACGACTAACAATGGTGACCCTTCTGGCCGGTCTGTCCTACGTAATGCCTATAAGTCTTATACGTTCCTGACTAACCTACAGATGATTGAGGCTATTGCTGTTGAGCGTGAGATGCACGGTATCCCTATTGGTCGCATGCCTGCTGAATACCTCTCTACTAACGCTACAGAAGATCAACTTACTGTCCGTCAAGAGTTTGAACGTATCCTTCGTGACCTTAAGAAGAATGAGCAAGGGTACGCACTTCTCCCTTCCGATGTTTATGTAGATACTGACGGTAAGCCTACCAATCAACGTCTTATGGATGTAGAACTGATTACGTCCAACGGTAGCCGTGATATTGATATTGATCCTATCATTAAGCGTTACCAACATGACATTGCCCGTAGCATTATGGCTGAGTTCCTTATGCTTGGCGGTAGTAGCACTGGTTCTTATGCTCTCTCCAAAACTAAGACAGACCTTTTCCTGAAGAGCCTTGAGAGCTATATCCATACGATCTACGATGTAATCAACAAGCAACTCATTGAACCTCTGTGGCGTTTGAACGGTCTTAACTTCGATCTTATGCCAAAGATTGTTCCCGGGGATGTTGCACCTCACGACCTTAAAGAACTTGGGTCTTTCCTGCGTAACCTGAACGGTGCAAACATTGACCTTGCTGACCAGATGGATATTGTAGATGATCTCTTAAGTAATGCTGAACTCCCTACGCTTGACAGGGATATTTACGCAGAGAGCCGTGAGAGGGCACATATTAAAGAAGAAGCCCTCAGAGATTACTACAACGACCCTGAGAATGACGAAACTACACCCGAAGGCGAGAATGCAGACAATGAACCTCGTCCTAAGAACGAAACCTAAGCGAGAATACTAAGATGCAGCAAGAATGTGAAATTCTCAAGGTAGATGAGGAACAAAGGCTAGCGTATGGGTGGGCTTATGTGTCTACCCAAGGGGGACAAATTTCTTATGACCATTCTAAAGAGTGGATTAAGCCCGACACTCTGGAAAAGTCCGCCACCGAATTTATGATGACTGCCAGAGTGTCTAAGTTAAATCATTCTGGGGAGCAGATCGCAGAAATTGTCCACTCCCTCCCTGTTACTAAAGAGGTCGCAGAATCCCTAGGTATCCAGACGGATAGGGAAGGGTGGATCATCGGGGTTAAAGTCTTCGATGAAGATGTATGGGAAAACGTAAAGTCTGGAAAGTTGTCGTCCTTCTCTATTGGCGGCATCGCAACTGGGGGCAACCCCAAACTTAGAGGTTAGTTTCATGGAAGATGAAAACTATGAACTGGTAAACCTGAAGCTTGGGGAAGTTAGTTTTGTCCCTTCTGGCGATGATCCCCTCGCAAAGGTTGCCTTCACAAAACGTAAAGAGAATCCTATGGAAGACAATGTTATCAAAATGTCCGACAAGATGAAAGAGCGCATGAAATATTACATCGAGCAGAAGGGTATGTCTGAAGATGACGCCCGGAAAGCATGTATGCGTGAAATGGAGAAGGCTTGGGACCTCCAAGCAGAGAACGAGCGTCTCCGTAAATTTCTCATTGAGAACGATTACGTAATCAAAGCAGAAGCAATCGAAAAGAAAGCACCAATGGAAACTATTGAAATCAATGGTGAGGCTATCAACAAGGCAGATATCCCTGCTCCGGTCCTTAAGGCACTGGAAGAAGCAGAAGTTGCCAAGCGTGATGTAGAACTCACCAAAGCTGCCCAAGAGAAACTCCCTAACTGGGATGAGGCAGTTGCAAAAGAACTTATGAAGTTTGACCTTGATGAAAAGATCATGGAAGCACTTATGGCGGCTGATGCTGCATTTGAAGCTGTCATGACTGAGAAGGGTCAGGATTCCGCAGCGGATGACCTCTCTAACCCTGAAGATAAACTTAACGAACTGGCTAAGTCTAAGAAGTCCGAATATGGCACTTTTGAGAAAGCCTACGCTGCTGTAGTTAAAACTGACGAAGGCAAGGCCCTTCTGAAAGCTATGAAGGAAGATAAATAATGGCTACCTATAACCTTGGTAAGACCCGTACTTTCCTCGCTGGTGAGGACCTGTCTGCCGCACAATACCATTTCGTAACCCTTGAGGCCGATGGTTTTGTTGATCTCGCAGATGCTGATGCTGAGAAGTGCATTGGTGTTCTGTGCAACTCCCCTGACTCCGGTGAGGCTGCTACTGTGGCTCTTGATGGTCGTGTCCTCGTTGAAGCTGGTGGTGCTATCACTGCTGGTGATGAAGTCGTGACTAATGCGGCTGGTGAAGCTGTTGAACTGACCACTTCGTCCTCGGCAACTGCTGTCACTATGGGCTATGCCCTTGAGGATGGTGTCGATGGTCAGATCATCGCTATTGAACTGATTCAAGGTGGTAACGCCACCAACCAGTCGTAATCTAGAAGGATAACCAATAATGCCTATTCTTACTCCCTCGGCGGTCCATCTGGATAAACCGCTTACTAACCTGACCATTGCCTATGTGCAAGATCAGTCGAACTTCGTTGCAGACAAAATCTTCCCTGTTGTTAACGTGGACAGCCAGTCGGATAAGTACTACATCTACGACCGTGGTACTATGAACCGTAAGGGTGATGTTGCTGAACTGGCTCCGAATACTCCTGCCAACGACATTGAAATCGCTCTGTCGAATGACAACTATTTCGCTCGTGTCTATGGCCTGCGTATGCCGTTTAGTGAACAGGTTCTGGCTAACGAAGATGCCGCTCTGGATATTCGTATGGCTGGTGCCACGACCCTTGTCAACCGTATGCTGATCCACCGTGAAAATCAGTTTGCTTCTACGTTCTTTGCTGACAACGTATGGGGCACTAACTGGGATGGTGTTGCTAACGCTGACAATGACACGGCAATCGAAGTCACCAACTGGGATGACTACACCAACTCCACTCCGATTGAAGACGTTACTCGTCTGATGCGGACGGTACAACTGAAGTCTGGTGGGTTCAAGCCCAACAAGATGGTTGTGTCGAAGGAAGTTCGTGACGTCCTGATTAACCACCCGGATATTCTGGCCCGCCTGAATGGTGGTGCTACTGTCTCCAACCCTGCCCTGCTTACTAACGCCAAGATTGCTGAAGTCTTTGGTGTCTCTCAGTTCCTCGTCATGGAAGCTGTTGAGAATGACTCGGCAGAGGGTGTTGCAGAAAGCAATTCCTTCATTGGTGGTAATCACTGTCTGCTGGTTCACTCGCCTGATGCGGCTGGTCTGATGACCCCGATGGCTGGTGCAACCTTTGCATGGAACTCCATCCCCGGTGCATCTAACCTTGGTGTGACCGTGGAATCCTTCAGTGGTGACTACCTGCGTGAAATCCAGATCGCAGAACGTATCCAAGTCAAGATGGCGTATGACATGCGCGTGACCGGGGCCGATCTGGGCGGGTTCATCAATAGTGTGATCTCGACCTAATGGGAACTAAAGTCTGCACCTCTTGTGGCTTAGAGAAAGATTACTCCGAGTATTATAAACAGAAGGGGTGTAGACTTGGCTTGAGGCCCTACTGCAAAGCCTGTATCAAAAGTCAGAACGAATCTTGTCAGAAAGCAAACCCTGAACCGGCGAGACTAGCCAAGAAGCGTTGGGTTGAGAACAATAAGGAAAAGCACTACGAAAACGTCTCTAGGTGGAGGAAAGAGAACCCCCACAAGCACCGCGCTAAAGAGGCAAAACGTAGGGCACAAAAACTAAATGCAACCCCACCTTGGCTAACTCAGGATCAGATGGAAGACATAGCCGCTTTCTACGAGTTGTCTGGGAAATTTGGTAAACTGTTTGGCGTAGAGTATCAGGTAGACCACATAGTGCCCCTACAAGGTAAAAATGTCTGTGGTCTACACGTCCCTTGGAATCTTCAGGTTTTAGAGAGAAGCCTAAATCGGAAGAAATCCAATGATATGAAGGTCACTGGTGCAGACCTCGGCGGCTTCATTAACTCCGTCATCTCTACCTAATTCTTTGTAGGTAATACTGAGGCATCCGGGGGTAATACCTCGGGTGTCCTCCACCAAGAACTCATCATACAAATTGGAGATATATAATGGCACTAAAAGAAGGACTCCACCCGTCCTATTTGGGTTGGCAAGTGGATTGGCCTGTATTCGTCAAAGTACCCTTTAATGCTTTTGGGCAACAATGGCGAAAGAGTCAACCGTTTAACTGGCATGGAATGTTTGGAGCGAACCCAGAGAAGATTGCTCAACTCTATGCACAAGGTTTCATCTACCACAACAAAACTCTTGAGGTAGAAAATAAGGTTGGTGACCGCCTCAGTGAAATGAACGCTGAAGACCTTCGTACTCTGGTGGTTCGTATGAACACTAAAGTCAAGTCTGTCACTACAACCGCTAAAGAGTTTAACCAGAAGAAGTGCAAGCAGTCTAAATACGATGACAAACAACGAGGGCTAATTCGGGCTTTCCTGCGTAACAATGACTGGATTGTGGACTACTTCTACGAACAACGTGACGATATCCTCGGAGAGTAATCTGAATGGCTTGGACATATTCTAACAGCAACCTAGCAACTACTACTGCAAGTGGGCGCTTGAATGCTGTCCGTCTGTTGGTTGGTGACACTGATACTACTGACCAACAGGTCCAAGACGAGGAGATTACTTTTGCTTTGTCTGAGGCACAAGACAATGTATACTTTGCAGCCTCTTGGGTTGCTAAGACTATTTCTAGTAAGTATGGCCGTAGGGTTGATACTAAACTTGATGGTCAACTCTCTGCTATGTACTCTCAACTACATAAACACTATCAAACTCTTGCAGTAAACCTAGAACAACAAGGTAAGAAGTACTCTGGTAGTTCTCTTGGGGTTAAATATGGTGGACTCAAGATCAGTGAAGTTAATAGTGTCCGTGATGATACTAACCGAGTGACCCCATCTTTCCGTAGGGACAGATTCAAGTACCCTGACGGAGACTGCATTGGTGATTATACAGACGAATGACCTTCCGTTCTATTGACCTTAAGTATCTCATTGATGAGCATGGTAGACCCTGTACGTTTACTGTGAAGTCTTTGGGTACATATAACGTAGCCACTGGTTCACTCTCTGGCGGATCAACTACTAACTATACGGTCAATATACACTTTGCTAACTACAACCTAGAAGATATTAATGGGTCTAGTGTAGTCATGGGTGATCGTAAGGCGCTATTCCCTCTTGTGGATACTTCAGGTAGTGCTATTCCAGAGCCTGACATTGGAGATGAGATTTCTGGTCAAGGTGATAAAGTTAGTGTAGTTGCAGTCCAAAAGATTATGTCTGGAACTTCCCCTGTTTGTTATATTTGCCAAGTGAGAGAATAATGCTTAACGTAATAGTTAATAGATCGCTTGATGGTAAGTTTAAGAAACTTGAGCAGATGCTTGAGGGTTATACTGAGATTTACGCTCAGAAGATGGCTGAACAAATCGTGCTTAGGTCCCCTGTTGACACAGGTACGTATATGGAAGGTCACAATCTAGGTGTCTCTGCTGTAGGTGCAAGTTCCTCCTCTAAGGGCAAGCCTCGTAAGCAACCGTATCAACCCTATGCACAAGCAGCCCTTAATCAACTGTTCATGCAAGCCTCTTCACTACCACACAACACCCAAAGGATTGTCTTTTCTAATAACGCTTTCCATGCAGATGCAGTTGAATATGAGCATGGGTATGCTCCCTACCGTTCAGCAGCCAGAGAGCACAGTCGTATTGCTAAAGAGGCAGAGGCAGAAGCTAAGGCGAGGTTCCTTTAATGTCCAGTATTTACCAAGAGATTAGGTCTGTACTAGAGAATAGGTTGTCTACCACCTCTGGCATCCCTTCCATTGCTTGGGAGAATGTAAGCTTTACCCCTACCACTGGAACCCCTTATGTTAAGCCTATGTTCCAACCTACTAGCAGACGTCCAGCAGTCCGTGGGTTAAACCCTCAGCACCGTATTCAAGGTATCTTTACTATCTTGTGCTACTACCCTGAGAATGCTGGTCCAGGTGCCTCACAGGCTCTCGTAGACACTCTTGTGGACAGGTTTGCATCTACATCCGACATAACCATGAGCGGGACAACCGTCTCTCTCGAATACACAGAACAAAACCCATCATACCTTGATCATCCTTGGTATGTAACGCCAATCACTGTTGCTTGGTATATCTACTCATAAGGAGGCTCTAATGAGTTTTTCACAGGGTTCTCGTACCCGCCTATCTTTCCTCACTGAAAGCACCTACGGGACTACTCCTGCGGGAAACTTTCAGGAAATCCCCTTTACTACCCACTCTCTGAACCTGTCCAAGGAACGGGTCCAAGGTAACGATATCCAATCGGATCGTATGCCTCGTGTGGATCGTCATGGTAACCGTTCTGCTGCTGGTGATGTTGTAGCTGATCTTCGTGATGGTAACTACGATGCTTTCCTTGAGAGTCTTATGTTCTCCACTTGGGATAACACCCCTGTTGGTCCAGATGAACTCAAGGTCGGCACTACGCTGAAGTCTTTCTCGATTGAGGACTACCTGTCTGATATTGACCAAGCCCGTTTGTTTACTGGTATGGCTGTCTCTAGCGCATCCTTCTCTATCCAACCTAACCAGATGGTAACGACTACCTTCTCGTTTATGGGTAAAGACATGACAGTCTCAGCCACAGAAAAGACTATTGATGCTGCTACCATTGCTCAACCTTTTGATGCTTACTCTGGTGCACTGACCATCGGTGACAATGGAGGCTCTCTCTCCTCTATTGCAACTGTCACCTCTGTAGAGTTCTCTGTAGATAATGCTCTGTCTCCTACTTTTGTTGTAGGTTCTGACAGTACCCCTCAACTTGAGTATGGACGTGCAACTATCGAAGGTACTATTACTGCTTACTTTGAAGACCTGACTTTGGTGAATCGTTTCATCAACGAAACAGAAAGTGCCTTTAAGGTAACTGTAGATGACCCTACGGCTGGAAATGAGTATGGCTTCTTTTTCCCGAAAGTGAAATTCAATGGTGCTGATGCCCCTTTACAGAACCCTCAAAGCCGACTGATTACTATCCCCTTTGTTGCTCTTTATGACGCTACTGAGGCTTCTAACCTAGTTATTACTCGCCCTGACACTACCTAATCCCTTCTTGGGGTTGCCCCTCCCTTGGGGTAGGGGGGACTGGTGATATGTCGGGTGTTATCAGTCCCTCTCAACAAACTAAAACTTAACCCGGCCACACTTTAACAAGGAAACCCGACCTATGGACCTTAAGAACCTAATCCCCGAGAATGAAACTGTTACTGTGACTTTGAAGCATCCCGGTAATGGGGCTACACTACAGAATGAAGATAAGACTGATATGACTATCTCCTTCTGGTTGCCCCATACCAAGGAGGCCAAAAAAGTACAGCATGAGATTACTAACCGTCGCCTTAAGAAAATGTCCTCTGGCAAGAAGTTTGAGATGACTGCGGAAGAGTTGGAAGACTTGAATGTAGAAAGCCTTGCTAAGACTGCTGCTCAGTGGAATATCACTTATGGTGGAGAACAACCCAAACTGACTGTGACTAAAGCAAAGGAACTCTTCTCTGAGGTGTTCTGGATTCGCAATCAGGTTGAGGAGGCTGTAGCAGAAGCAATGGATTTTACCAAACTCTGATCGGGGACTTATGTGAATACGCAGAGCATACCTTTGCTCTTAGTGTTCCTGATCAGAATGGTATTACACAAAGAGAACATTTAGAACAAGTTGAGAGGCAGATTGGACATACACCAGAGGAATTGATAGGGCCTGAGTTCCCACTACCTCTACAGCATGTCTGGTCTGCCTTTATTGATTTGTCGTCTACTCGTGGACAAGGTTTCTCTGGACCATTACCTTTAACCTACAATGAAATAAAAGCGTATTCAGAGATGACAGGAACTGTGTTTGAGCCTTGGGAAGTAAGTGCCCTAAAAGACTTGGACCGAGTTTATATGAAAGTGGCAAATGGCTGATATTGCGATCACCACAGACTTAACCCAACTTAGGGCCTTGGACCAGCAGATTGCTAGGACTAACACTGGTGTTAATAGTATGGGGGGTGCTGCACAACACACCTCTCGTAAGATGAATGCTATGGGCGTTGGTATGCAACAGGCTGGTTACCAAGTTGGTGACTTCTTGGTTCAAGTGCAGTCCGGTACAAATTGGATGGTAGCTTTTGGGCAACAGGCGACACAGCTTGTTGGTATCCTACCTATGTTCAACTCTGTCATGGGGATTAGTGGCACCGCTCTTGTGGGGCTGTCTGCGGGACTTGGTATTGCGATCCCACTTGCAACTGCCCTTGGTGCTGCATTCATGAGGACAGCTACCTCTGGTAGAACTATTACTGACACTCTTGAGGCTCTTGGGGATAGTATAGATGCTGTTTCTGATAATCTGGAAAGGTTGCAAGAGAGTTATGACGATTCAGCGGATGCTGCAAGTAGGTTTACAGAATCCATAAGAGAGAACCTTCAGGCCCTTGTTGAATCTGATCTTAGGCAAGCCGAAAGAGAGATAGCGAACCTCGGGCAACAACTTTCTGAGATGTTCTCTGTCACTGAGGGGATTCAGACTGGTAGGATTGCAGATTTCTTTGACGTGAATATCTTCTTGGCCTTTACTGATGCTCAGAGGCAATCTAGGGAGGAGGCGAGACTCCTTACGTCAGAGTTTATTGGCCTACAGAACACTCTGAACGAGGGGGGACTAACCCTCCAAGAACAAGCAGACACTCTCCAACGCATGAGAGAGTTGGCCCAAGCACTTGCAGAGCAGAATGGTGATATTACAGACCAAGAAGATGAACTAATCAGGCAATTGGCAGAAGCTGCTAATGAGGCTTTCAGGTTGTTAGATGCAACTGAGCAAGTCTCTCAGGCTGGTATGCAAGTTAATTCCTTCTTGCAAGCATCCAACAATTTGCTACCCCCAATGTCTACAATTATGGCTGAGATTGCAGAGGAGTCAGAGGCTGCTGCTGAGAAGCATGAGAGGTTGGTGTCTGCTGCTGAGACTTTAGCAAGCGCCAGTTTTGACTCCTTCACAGAACAAGTAAACACTATGGCACAAGCCTTAGGGCTATCTGCCTCAGAGGCGGAAAGACTCCTACGTGCATTAAACCCTCTGGCAGGCATGACTACTGGGGACTTCTTCACGGGTGAGGGTGGACTACTCCCCCCGTCTGTTGGTGCTGATATGGTTAATGTGGGTAATACCGGACACATCCCCTCTGGAGGTGGAGGTGGGGGTGCAGGGGGACAGTCCCTCTCTGAAATCATCGCCCAGATGGAGCAAGAGGCTAACCAACGCCTAGAATTGATCCAACTCAGTGAACGTCAGTCCCGTGTCCGTGAAATTGAACTTGAATTGATCAGGGAGATTGGTGGGGAAGTTGACGAAACTGCCATGGCTCAAATTCAGGCTGCTGCACAAACTGTTGCTGCTATCGAAAGTCAGGTAGATGCCTACGAGGAACTACGAGATATGCAGGAGTCTATCGCAGACACTGTCTCCAGTTCTTTCGGTGATGCTATTATGTCGATGGTGGATGGAACTAAGACTGCATCTGAAGCTTTCAGGAGTATGGCCCGAGAGATCATTTCAGAACTCTTCCGTATTATTGTAGTAGAACAGATGGTACAGTCCATAAGGGGTGCTATCGGTGGAGGGGGTGGAGGAATCCTTGGTTCTATTATGGCCCCTGCTTCCTCTGTCCTTACCGGATTTGCAAGCGGTGGCTACGCTATGGCTGGTGAAAGTTACCTTGTTGGTGAGCGTGGTCCAGAGCTGTTCTCCCCCGGTCGTAGTGGAACTATCACAAACAATAACCTCACCGCAAGTGCCCAAGGAAGTCAACAAGTCGAGGTAAGAGTGTTCGTAGACGACAATGGTAACTTTGACGCTCGTGTAGAGCAGATTTCTCAAAGGAATGTTGCTAGAGCAGCCCCCGGAATTGTACAAAGGTCTGTCGGTGCTGTAGTTGAGCAAACCAAACGTGGTGGTGCCATTAAAGGGGCCTTGAGATGAGTATTACATTTCCTATTGAGATGCCTACATCCAGTATTGGTATTGAGAGTATTACATTTAGTGCTGAGAGTGTCGTATCTAGAACTGAAAGCCCCTTCACATTTAACCAACAAATCCTTAAGTGGCCCGGTCAGAGGTGGATAGCAAGTGTTAAGATACCTCCTTGTAAGAGGGATATTGCTGAGAGTTGGGTAAGTTTCTTGCTCTCACTTAATGGCCCTGAGAACACTTTCTACTTATATGACCCACTCGGAACTACCCCGCAGGGAGAGGCAGGAGGGACCCCTCTTGTAAATGGTGCATCCCAGACTGGTAGTTCCTTGGTTATTGATGGTGCCACTACCACACAGACGGACTGGTTGAAAGCTGGAGACTGGATTCAACTTGGTACAGGTTCATCTTCAAAACTACATAAAGTTGTGCAAGATGTGGACACAGATGGGAGTGGTAACGCTACCTTGGAGATTTGGCCTGATCTGAGAGGCTCCCCTGCGGACAATGCTGCAATTAACTTATCTACCTGCAAGGGGGTGTTCCGACTGAAAAACAACATCTCTTCTTGGAATATCAACTCTATTAGTTCTTATGGTATTGAGTTTGAAGCAGTGGAGGCATTATGAGCAGAGACTTAAATGCAAATATTGTAACCGCCATCGGTGAGAAAGTAGTTCAACCTTTCTTCTCTGTAGACTTGCTGTTTGATAGCCCTAATGATCTTTACTTTTGGTCAGGCTTTGGTGATCTAAGTTTGGATGGGAATACTTACACTGGGGCAGGGGAACTTCTCTCTGTGTCGGAAATGCGGGAAAGTTCGGATATTGCTGCCTACGGGGCCTCCCTAAGTCTGAGTGGTATCCCCAATGAACTTCTTTCTCTTGCGTTGTCTGAACCATATCAAGGTCGAAAAGCTATTGTTAAGTTTGGCGTTGTCTATGGTGGCTCTACATACGCCTCTGTAGTGTTTACTGGTGAAATGGACCAGATGAACATACAGATGGGTCCAAACACCTCTACCATATCCCTAGCCGTAGAAAGCAGGTTAGTAGACCTCGATAGACCTCGTATCAGGCGTTATACTGACGCAGACCAAAAGAGTAGGTATCCAGGTGATGAAGCCTTTGAATTTGTAACCCGACTACAGGATGAACGTCTGGAATGGGAAGCTACACCACCTTAAGGGACTACCTCCACGCAAGTGACAAACCTTTTTCTTGGGAGGATCATAATTGCCTCTCTTTTACATCTGGTGCCCTACGCTCTCAGGGAAAGGAACCACTGCCGGAAGATTGGCAACCACAAGTTCACACCCCAAGAGAGGCACTGCTTTACTACAGTAAATGGGGGAAGAACCACGAGGGTAGAGGTATAGTTGAGGAACTTGACGAGGTTTACCCAAGAGTCCTCACCCTAAGCCCCAAGGATGGCTTCATAGTAGCTAGGGAGTCTGGGGATATTATGGGCCATTCGGTAGGGGTAACATACCAAGGTAGGTGTATTTTTGTAGGTGAGAGAGGGTTAATTGTAGATACTCCAAAGGTAACAGATAAGTTTTGGGAAACATGATCAGAAAACTCTTATACACAACGACTGCCATTGTGGTTCTCAGTGCTCCTGTTGCCCATGCTGACCCAATCTCTCTTGCTGTTGCAGCACTTTCTACGGCGGCTACGGCACTGACTGGTGGCACCCTGTTCGCATTTGGTCTGACGGGTTGGGCGGCTCTTGCTGCTGACTTTGCAGTACGTGCAATTCTAGGGTATGCCCTAAACTCACTGACCTCCAAACCTACAGCAATCAGCCGTGGGTATAAGACTAGTGTTAACCAGATTGGCTCTGCCCTCCCACACCAAGTTATTTACGGAGAGACTGTAGTCGGTGGTGCAGTATTCTACCAAACCTTGACCAGTTCAAATGGCACAGAGAATGACCGCCTGCATAGGTGTATCGCTTATGCTGGGCATGAGATAGACAGTTACCAAGCAATCTACTTGAATGGACAAGAAGTAACTCTGGATGGCTCTGGGAATGTGACATTCCCTGCGGAGTTTACAAACGTCCGTATTCTACAACACCTAGGTTCTCCCACACAGACTGCTGACAGTACTCTAGTTTCAGAGGTTGGCGAATGGACAAGTGATCACGCTGCAAAGGGTGTCGCCTACTTGTACGTAAGGTTTGAGGATGCTTCTGAGTTTCCTACAGGGATACCTACAGTTTCTGCTAGAATTCGTGGTAAGAAAATCCTAGACACTAGGACCAGTACAACTGCTTGGTCAGATAACCCGGCAATGATCATCAGAGACTACCTGACCTCTGACTTTGGCCTTAAAGAAGACTCTACTACAATCAATGACACTCTCGCTGAAGAGGCTGCGGATGTTTGTGATGAGTTGGTTGGGTCTGCCAAAAGGTATACTTGTAACGGGGCGTTCACACTTGATAGTGGCCCTGAAGAGATTATTCGGTCACTGCTATCCTCTATGGGCGGTGTCTTTTGGAACTATGCTGGTCAGTGGGCTTTCTTGGCGGCAGAGTACCGGACACCTACAATATCTCTTGATGAAGATGACCTAAGAGGTCCGTTGGAGATTGCTACTCGACACTCCCGCAGAGATAACTTTAACACTGTTCGTGGGCAGTATAAAGGTGAAGAGACTGATTGGCAAGCTGATGACTACACACCTGTCACTGGTACTGCATACCTTGAAGAAGATAATAATCTAGAGACCTCCACAGAGTTGAATCTACTGTTCACTGACACAGAACTTATGGCTCAGAGGATTTCTCAGATTTTCTTGAGGCGAAACAGAAAGCAAGTAACTGTAGCAGGGTCTTTTGGGCTAGAGGCTGTGAAACTTAAGGTAGGGGATAATGTATTCCTTTCAGTAAGTGAGATGGGGTGGTCCAATAAAGGTTTTGAGGTTGTAGACTGGAGACTTGGGATCACAGAACAAGACATTCTAGTGAATATGATCTTGCGAGAGATGGATGAGGAAGTCTTCACAGGTGTAGGGGTTGACCTTACTGATGAATCAGAGAACACACTAACAGACGAGTCTGGAAATACTTTGGAAGGTTTGGCTTGATATGGTAAAAATTAACGACACTACTGCGTTCCCTAACACTACCCCGGCGGATGATGACCACGTAATTGGTACAGACATAAGTAACACTACAAATAGTGCTGATGGCGAAACTGTAACCTTTACAATCGGGTCTATCACTGGTAGCATGAAACTCATCACTTCAGCGGACGCCTCTGGAGATTCAACTTTAGATTTCACTGGTTTTGACAGTTCTCGATATGATGCTTACCTTTTTATCCTGCAAAATGTAATTCCTGCTACCGATAACGACAACTTATCCCTGAGGACTTCCACTGACGGGGGGTCAAATTTCGACAGCGGGTCTTCAGACTATATGTACTCCTCTCTGAGTATTGGAGCCAGTTCTACACCAATTGGTACATATACTACATCTGACAGAATACGACTAGGTACTGGCACATCTGTGGGGTCTGCCGCCGGGGAATATGGTGTCTCGGGTCAAGTCCTTGTATGTGGCCCACACCTCGCAGAAAAAACTGCAATTACCCACACCCTTAATCTCGGGAACGCATCAGGAGGTACCTCAATTTCTACGGGTGCTGGGACTCGAGATTCCACCGCTGACGTTGACGCCGTAAGGTTCTTCTTCAGCTTCGGTAATATCGAGAGTGGGACAATCAACATGTATGGCCTTAGAAACTCATAAGAGGGGTTCAAGATGAAACCTACCAAACTTGTCAATGGTGTTCGTGTCGAGTTGACCGACGAAGAAATTGCTACCCGAGAAGCAGAGGTCACAGAGGCGGAGGCTAAAAGACTTCCAAACTGGCGTAATAACGCGACATTGACCCGCCGACAGTTTTGCCTTTCCTGCCTACAAGCTGGCCTCCTGTCCTCTGACGATGCTGTTATTGCTGCTAAGGGGGATTGGCCTGCCAGTTTTGATGCGGCTCTTGCTGGTCTTAGCGAGATGGAAGTGGCTGCGGCAAAGGTCGAATGGGCCTCTGTCAGTACAATCAGGCGGAATGCTCCTCTACTTGCTGTTGTGCAAGCCACAGTTGGTATTACTGATGATCAATTGGATGCACTGTTCGGTTGGCAAGGGTGACAGAGTAACCTAGAGGGTCGTATATGCCAATCTCAGAGTCAGAGTTTACAGAAATAGTCCAGAGGGTCTCTCTCCTAGAAAAAGATGTTTTTCAGGTGAAAAGGGTGTCTGAGCAGAACCAAGAAATAGTAGCAGCAATTCAGATGAAGAGTGCTGTTGCTGATGTTCATAACACCAACATAGTAAACAGACTGGATAAGATTGAGGGCACCCTTGTCTGGTTAAACCGGATTGTGTTGTCAGGTATTATTGGGGCAGTCCTCATGCTAGTCATGGGAGGTTTGTGATGCACAGGATTGAACTCCTACTTTGGGTTATAGGACTCTTCTGGGCCAGCCTACTTGTTGTGCCAGCTAGTTTTTGGTTTGACCCACACACTTTGTATGTCCCTGATGCTGTTGCCGGTGAGGACTTTGAACTTATCTACACTGGCGACGTGAATAGAGATTTCAATGGTTACTATTCAGTACTAGTAAGGAGTGCGGAGGATTTATCCACACCTGCTGGTGGCGAGATGCGCTCTGGAACTAGGCCATACTCCCCAGAGGCTGTCACTAGCAGACCCAATCCAATTACAATGTCTTGGTGGGCACATGAGATTGACGTAGAAAACTTGGAACCCGGTTACTACCTATTAAATACTTGCTGGACTATTGTGAATCCACTCTTGGGGCTAGTACCTAACAAGACTGTGTGCATTGAATCTAATGTATTTCACCTGAGGGAGAGGGTTGACCCGTGAGAGATAACTTCAATCAAGTAATGGTCCATATCTTTGATGTAGAAGGTGGCTATGTTGATCACCCTCGTGACCCCGGCGGTGCTACCAACATGGGTATTACCATTGGCACACTTCGTAGGTGGAGAGATGCACCAGTCACTAAGGAAGATGTAAAAAACCTCACCAAGATGGAAGCCAAGCAAATCTACTCTGCCTTTTACTGGGATGTAGTTGACTGTGACTACTGGCCTAAGGGTCTTGATCTTGTGGTTATGGATGCTTGTGTTAACAGTGGTCCTAGACCTGCTGTGAAGTGGCTACAGAGGGCTTTAGGTGTAGATGATGATGGCAGGGTAGGCCCAATTACTAAGGGCGCTGTACGGGCAGCAGAGGACC